CCAATCTAATACATAACGAAGATTTTACTCGTAAAGTTATTCCTTTTATAAAAGAAGACTTTTTTAAAAATAGAGATGAAGTAACTTTATTTAATATTATTAATGACTTTGTTGTAAAATATAATAACCTCCCAACAAAAGAAGCAATTACTATTGAGTTGTCTAATAACAAGACACTTACCGAAGATGAATATAAAAATACAAAAACTTTATTAAATAGTTTAGTACATGAAGAAGTTGAACAACAATGGCTGCTAGATACAACTGAAAAGTTTTGTAAAGATCGTGCTGTATATAATGCTGTACTAAAAGGTATTAAGATTATAGATGGTAAAGACAATAAACATACACCAGAGGCCATACCAAGTATATTATCTGAAGCACTTGGTGTTTCATTTGATAGACATATAGGACATGATTATCTAAATCAAACAGATGACCGATTTGAATATTATCATAGAACTGAAGAACGATTAAAATTTGATTTAAATTATTTTAATCGTATCACAAAAGGTGGTTTACCACCTAAGACTTTAAATGTAGCACTTGCAGGTACAGGTGTTGGTAAGTCCTTGTTTATGTGTCATATGGCTGCGGCTGCTATAACGCAAGGTCGTAATGTACTGTATATCACTTTAGAAATGGCTGAAGAAAGAATTGCTGAAAGAATTGATGCTAATTTATTAGATGTAACAATAGATGATCTTTATGAAATGCCTAAAGAAGTTTATGATAATAAAATTTCTAAATTACAAAACAAAGTAAATGGTCAATTAATTATTAAAGAATATCCTACTGCGTCTGCTCATAGTGGTCATTTTAAAGGACTAATTGATGAACTTGCATTAAAGAAATCATTTAAACCTGATATAGTATTCATTGACTATTTAAATATATGTACTAGTAGTCGTTTTAAAGGTGGTAATATATCATCTTATTTTTTAATCAAAGCAATTGCTGAAGAATTAAGAGGTCTTGCTGTTCAGTATAATGTTCCTATTGTATCGGCTACACAAACAACAAGAACTGGTTATATGTCAAGTGATGTTGGTTTAGAAGATACATCAGAATCATTTGGTCTTCCTGCAACGGCTGACTTTATGTTTGCTTTAATATCGAATGAAGAACTTGAAGAACTAAATCAAATTAAAGTTAAACAGTTAAAAAATCGTTACAATGATCCTGCTGTCAATCGTGCATTTATAATTGGTGTTGATAGAAGTAGAATGAGATTGTATGATGTAGAACAATCTGCTCAACAGATTGTAGATAGTAACCAAGAAACAAAAGAAAAACTTGAAAAACCATCAGGACCACAACCTGCTGAAGTTTATGATAAGTTTTCGGACTTTAAAATATGAGAAAAAGAAAACCATCAATATACTACAAAACTGAAATGGTCAAAGTAAAAGATGAAATACTTTGGCGAGCTGTTGAAATGCCAAGTAAGTTAGTAATAAAAGAGTCCTTCTTTGAAGAAGATGTAAAAGAAACTGTCAAGTTTCAAAATAAAAATAAGACATTTGGTATCTTTGGTTTTCCACCATTCTTTGATTGTAGGAGTGAAAAAGAAAAATTGTCAGACAAAGGTAAATCTAACTACAATCCTAGAACAAGTACACAAAGAACTGGCCGATAGATATACATAAATATATGTATGGCAGACTTAACATCACTAGCAGAATCATCACAAGCATTGTTTTGTGCAATTGCTGACTACATAGGTACGAAAGAAACTAATATCATATTTGACACAAATGTTTCTCCAAACTATACTGAATTTAGAAATAAAGTAAAAGAAAAAACAATAAAAGAAGCTTATAAAAGAACTGACACACCAGGTGTTCAATTATTAGATATAGAAACTTTTTTAAAAAAAGATGAAAAGTGGTTTATATCTTCAATGCAGATTGCAAAAAAATTAGTTAACGATATTAGCTCAATTGATCCAGATTTAAAAATCGCTCAAAAAGGATTTCAAAAACTATTTTATTTTAGAGGTGATAGTGATGTTATGAGTAATATTGAAAAGTTATTTAAAATAGCAAACAAGTCTGGATATAAATCTCAAACAAAATTTGGTAACGTAAATAAATGGAATCCAGCTGATATATATTTAGCCAGTGATAAAGCTAAAAAACAAATTATCAATGAAGTACGAACAGCTAAAGAAAAAGTTTACACATTTCAAAACTTAAATATATTAACATCAGACTTAATTGATAGTGGTGATCTATTACCATTATCACTCAAAAAAACTACAAAGGAAGCCATTTTACAACAAGTAAACTTTGACAGAAAAACCGAAATAGATTTAATAAAAAAAATAAAAATTAAAAATGTTACTGATTGGAGACCATATAAAGTAGTTAAATATCCTAATAAAGGTGAAACTAGAGATATGAGAATACTTTTAGAAACAGGTGGTGAAATAAAATTAAGACATGATCCATCAGGAAAAAGATTTGTTGCTGAGGCTATTTTTTCAAAGGCAGAGGCAAGAGGTGGTTCAATAGGTTCTATTAAAATATTGTGTGATATAATAAGATTTGTAAATCCAGATATAGCAAGACAAGTTCTAGTTAAATATGAAAATGGTGAAAAAAAATATAATCAAGCAATAGAAAAAATACAATATTTAAGAAAAGACAAAAACCGATTTGATTATGAAAGAGGTGCTATAAGTGCCATTTTTGTCATAAATGAAGTAATGCCTGTACTTAAAAAGTTTTTTAAAGATAACAAACAAGGTCAAGCTGATCAAGTGTTAAGATTAATGTTTGAATACATCACATCAAGGACTCCTCTTTCAGGCAAGTTTGTAATTGCTAAATAGTATAAATAGTCTAGTAAGTAGTGATTTATGTATGGAATAAAGTGATTTTTCGCTTGACAAAAGCGTAATTTTTTGATATAATGGGTATAGTGGGAGAAAAATGTATAGTTTTAAACAATATCTTAATGAGGCAAAAAATACTCATTTAGAACATTTAGAAGACGAAATTATTAATAACGGTTACCAAGGTGGCCTTAACGCAGTAGAATTTCTTAAATCAATAAGAAATATGCTAGTAGGTTCATCACGTAGAAAATTAAATGTATCCGTTAAATGGGATGGTGCACCAGCTGTATTCTGTGGTATCAATCCAGAAAACGGCAAATTCTTTGTTGGATCAAAATCAGTATTCAACGTTACTCCTAAAATCAATTACACACAAGCAGATATACGAAGAAATCACTCTGGTGGTTTAGTAGATAAATTATCAATCTGTTTAAAAGAATTACCTAAACTTGGTATACGAGGTGTTGTACAAGGTGACTTGTTATTTACATCAGGAGATATTAAGTCGGTATCTATACGAGGTGAAGATGCTATTGCATTTACACCAAACACTATAACATATGCTGTTCCAGAAAATACTGATCTTGCTAAAAGAATTAAAAGAGCTAAGTTAGGCATTATCTTTCACACTACTTACAATGGCCGAAAGATGTCTAACCTAAAAGCAAGTTTTGGCGTCAATGTAAATCGCTTTACAAAGACGCCAGCAGTATTCTTTGATGACGCAAGTTACAAAGACTCATCTGGTGTTGCTACATTTACAACTGCTGAAAGTGATCAGTATGATAATATGTTAAGAATGGCAGTTGGATCAATTTCAAAAGGTAAAGTTATTTTAGATTTGTTAAAAAGACAAACTAACATGTTATCAGTTGGTGCAAGACTAAAGATTTTCTTCAATACAAAAATAAGAGAAGGTCAAACTATAGGTAACGTAAAAGGTTTACAATCAGATTTTAGAAAATACTATGCTTCAGTTTTAGATGATGAAATGTCAAGTAAAAAAACAGAAGCTGCAAAAGGTAAATACAAAACAATAAGGGATGATGGTTTAAAATTTATTGACAGATATGATAATGAAATATATTTTGCAATTGCAAGTTACGTAACTTTACAAAGAGTTAAAAATTATCTTGTAAGTAAAATGAATCAAATTAAATCAATAGGAACTTTCTTACAAAAAGGTAATGGATTTGAAGTAACAAATCCAGAAGGTTATGTCGCTGTAGATAGAATGGGCAACGCCGTTAAATTAGTAGATAGATTAGAGTTTAGTACAGCAAACTTTACATTAGCAAAGAATTGGATTAAAGGATAATGGCAAATTTTAGAAAAGATACACAGACATTTGGACCTACAGGAGCTGACGCAACAGTTTTTGAAGTACCAATGATAGCAACAAATGACGGTAATGTTGTAACTCAAACAAATCCATTTCCAGTCACAATATCAAGTATTAGTCAATCGAGCTCAGCAGAAACTAATACAGACGCTTTTGGTAGACAAAGAATATCATCACCATTAACATTATTTGACAGCTCACACAGATACAAAGACAATGGTTTATGGAATGAAGATATTACAGGTGACGCTTCATCTACATTTAGTATAAATGAAGGCCTTGTTAATTTAACAGTTGGTGATAATGCTAATGATGAAATTATAAGAGAAACAAATAAAGTAATGTCTTATCAACCTGGTAAATCATTATTACTTTTAAACTCTTTTGTATTTAATGCGGCTAAAACTGGTTTAAGACAAAGAGTAGGATATTTCGGTTCAGATAATGGTATCTATTTAGAACAAGATGGTACAAACATATATGTTGTAGAAAGAAGTAAAATAACAGGTTCAGTTGTAGAAAGTAAAATTGCTCAAGCAGATTGGAATGTAGATAAATTAGATGGCACAGGTACAACAGGTTATACTTTAGATTTAACAAAGGCTCAAATATTATATATTGATTTAGAGTGGTTAGGTATAGGAACTGTAAGAATAGGTTTTGTTATCAATGGTAGATTTGTTGTTTGCCACGCATTTCATCACGCTAATTTAGTATCTGGAACATATATCACTACAGGTTCTTTACCTTTAAGATATGAAATTAAACAACAAACGGAAGTTGGAGATAGTTCTACTGCTACATTAAAACAAATTTGTTCTAGTGTTATGAGTGAGGGTGGTTATCAATTAAGAGGAAGACAACAAGCAATTGGTACAGTAATTACTTCACCGTATGAATTAACTACTGCTGGTACTTTTTATCCAGTCGCTTCAATCAGATTAAAGACCTCATCTTTAGACGCTATTGTTATTTTAACAGCATTATCAATATTGGGAACAGGAAATGGTTATAACTATAATTGGCAAGTTGTTGCTGGAGGTTCAATCACAGCAGGAAGTTGGGTATCTGCTGGTACTGATTCCTCAGTTGAATACAATATTACAGGTACAGCACACACATTAGGTACAGGCAGAATATTAGCAAGTGGTTTTATGGCTTCTAATAATCAATCTAGTCAATCTACAGATATTCTTAAAGAAGCGTTATTTAAATTTCAATTAGAAAGAAATTCATTTACAAGTACGCCAGAATTATTAACTATTCGTATGGCTTGTGGTACAGATACAGCAGATGTATATGCTAGTATGGATTGGGAAGAAGTTAGTAGATAATGAAAAGTTTTAGAGATTTTATATTTGAACAACTAGGCCGAATGAGAATAGTTATGTTAGGTGGACCTGGTTCAGGTAAATCAACATATACAGAATACTTAATAAAACATTTTGATATTACACATATCTATCCAGGTGGTATGTTAAGAAAAGAAATTGAAAAAGGTACAGAAATAGGACAGATTGCAAAAGATATAGTATCAAAAGGTGAGTTTGTTCCTAATCAAATAGTATTAGATTTAATTAGCAAAAAGGTTGAAGAAAGTCCTAAAGGTTATGTACTTGATGGATGGCCAAGATATATGAAACAAGTACAAGACATGGAAAAAGCAGAAATAGGTTATGACTATGCTGTGTTTTTAAATGTAAGTACTGAAGAAGTAATGAGAAGATTACTTGCAAGAGGTCGTGCAGACGACACGGAAGAAATTATTAAAAATAGAATAGAATTATATAAAAAAGAAACGGGACCTGTAGTAGAATATTTTAGAGGTAAACCTGGATTTATAGAAGTTATGGCAGAGGGTGGTACACCTGAAGAAACTGCTAACGAAATTATAAAGAGAATAGAAGATGGCAGTAAATAGTTTTATACAACATTTAGCAGAGGGTGTTTATGACCCAGGAATATTTAAAGCATTTTTTCTTGCTGGTGGTCCTGGTTCAGGTAAAACATTTGTAACACAAAGTACATTTTCTGGCACAGGATTAAAAGTTGTCAATTCAGATATTGCTTTTGAAAGAAATTTAAAAAAGGCAAACTTATCTTTAAGTATGCCAGATGAAGAAACCTATTTTAGAGATATTGTAAGAAAGGCTGCTAAACGAG